ATTTTCATATTGGACATGCCATAATTCATCATTGATATAGAAATTCATCGAATCACCTACTTAAAAAGGGAAGGCTTTCGCCCTCCCGTGAATTACATCTTATTGATGAGAGTCGCAAGCTTTGATTTTGCAAGAGTTCTCTCTTCCGGAGTCATGTCAGAAATCAGATCAGTCACATCTTTTCCGAGTTCTGTCATGTAGGACTCAAGCTCATGCATCTTTGTGTCCTTGTCCTTGTGTGTATCTCTTGCGTCTGTATAGCCACGGCGAGCCATATCATAGCGACTGGATGATTTAGGCTCTGTATAATACATTCTTCCGTGTTTGTCACGATCCATGTCACGATCAGGCTCCCAGTCATGGTACATCTCCGGAGTCATGTGAAAATAAGGTGGCTCATTGTATCCTCTTCTCATTCCGTGACCTTTCGGAGCGAATCTGCCGGACTTATAACGGTATTCGTCATAATATCTCCGGGCATCCTCTTCACCGTACTGGTCTTTGAACATTTTCAGAAGATACTTCTCTTCCTCTTTTTCATCTTCATCAGCTTCTTCCATAGCTTTTGAAATTCTTGCATGATATTCGGCATCTGCAAGGTCTTTAATCATGTCGATGACCTGTCCCATCTCACATGTATTAACGTTTTCAATACCGCCAGAAAGTTCAGAGCAAGCGCACTCAGAAAGTTTTTCAATCAATTCACGTATATGTTTGATATGCATAACATTCTCACCTCCTAAGCTTCACGAGTCACAACAAGGTTAGCGTTTGCCACGTTGATTGCCTGTGTACTTGTATTCTCAACAGCAATATTTACACAGCATTGAGCCGGCACATCAATATAGATCCCGGCAGATACATTGTTATACTGGTTAACTGCTGCCGGAGTGCTAATCATCTGAGAAGAAAGAACAGGCTCTCCGCTGATTGCAATTGCCAGTGAAATCGCTCCGGCGGTACCTCCGGTCGGTACTGCGATATTTGCTGAAAATTCAACAAAATAGCGCGCTCTGCACTGATTTGTAAGTCCTCTCAGTGTGACAATCCCAGAACCTTCACGATGTTTAATGCAGTTATTTCCTTGAACTGCCGTGTTTGTAAAGATAACATTTCCGTTCACTGCTACTTCTTGAGCAGAAACATTTGTAAACTCAGCCATTTTTTTCCCTCGCTTTCTTATTTCTTTTTGAAATCATTGTTGGCTTCGAAATTGCTTCTTGAAAGCTCCATCCAAGTTTGTGTATTCGATTGTGTACCCTTTTGTAATTCAGGTCCATTTTTTTGCAAAAATCCATTAAATCTAATTTTTCTCCATCAAAAATTATTTCGTAACTCGATCTCCTGTTTTTTGCTTGTTCTCCAAGAGAAATCCATTCGCAATTTTCCGGACAGTAATTTTGGTTAACATCTTTTCTTTCTATGGTAGCAGAATCAAAATACCCGTTTTCTAATGACCATTTTTCAAAATTCAAAAAATTATGCCATTCATCGCAAAGCTTAATCCCACGGCCACCGTAGTGTTTGTAGGAAAGCGAGTTTTTATTATAACATCTGCTTTTTATGCCGCACCAAATAGAATATAACCTTCTGCTTCCTTCTCTAACGTAACTATTCCAAGCTTTTCTATGTTTTAAGCAACCACAGCTTTTAACGCCACCTGTTTTTAAATTACTTCCGGAAACAACAGTATAATTTCCACAATCGCATCTGCACTTCCACATTGCCTTTCCGCTTTTAGAGCTTTCCATTCTTTCGATAACAGTTAGCTTGTTAAATTTTTTACCTGAAATATCATCTATTTTACTCATTTATAAAATCCTCCCAACTTCCTTAATGGCTACTTTTATTCTATCATAAAATAATGAATATTTCAAAGTAAATCAAGGGACAAACCGTTTACAGTCTGCCCCTTGTATTCGTAATACTGCTTATAGCAGACATAACATTTAAGTTAAGTTACTCATTCGTCTTGGAAAGAATCTCCAAGATTTGATTTTGATTAGAAATTATCTTCTCGAGATACTCCCTGTCCTGTCTCTGCAAGGCTCTTAGCAAGTCATCATTAGACGTTTGCTTCTGATCTTTGTCGTATCCAATCATCTGCAAGATAACGGAAAAGACGTTCAACATATCAAGAAAAGAGTAGTTTCCGTTTTGATTGTTGGTCATTAACAACCACATCCATTACCGCATCCGTAATACACATTCGGGTTAGGTACCTGATATGCCGGAATTGGTGCCGGGTTCACAGCATTGATAATCTGATTTGTCTGAGCTGTCATTGCAGTAGTCAGAAGAGCATTCTGTCTATCCTGTGAAGCAGCAAGTCTCAGATCGTTGTTCTCAGCCTGTAATGTAGCGATCTTATCCTGGCAGAGGTAATCAAGGATTGCTCTTGTTCCAGCGTTCTGGCTCTCAATGATATCACGAGTGTTCGTGTTCATTGTGTTCTGCAAAGCGCATGTATCCTGTGCCATGTCAAATCTTACCTGAGAAATAGCTTCTCTGTTCTGGCAGCAACAATCGGCAAGCTGTGCCTGTAATGCATTCTGGCCCTGCATCAAAGCAACATTTGTTGTGTTGAATCCCTGCTGTGTCTGGTATCCAAGATTGCAGATTGCGTTGTCAATTCCGTGGAATCCATTCATCAGAGCTGTATTCTGAGCGTAAAAGCCATCACACAATCCATTGTTGATTCCGTCCAGTTTTCCAACAATGTTCTGAGTATCGAATCCCCTCTGAATGTCAGCCTGTGTAGCTACTGTTGCTGCATAACCGCCACCATTTCCGAATCCGTTACCAAATCCATTGTTTCCCCAGCCAAAAAGCAGTGCGAATACGACGATGATCCATAACCATCCCCCGTCTCCCCAACCAGCTCCATCAGCGTAACCGCCTGTTGCTGGCATGACTGGCATTGTAAAAGGTGTGTTAGTTGAGTTAAACATATTAGTTCCTCCTTAATTTTATTCATAAAGAGGTTTCTCGAGTTTCTGTGCACAAACCTCTAATATGCTATAATCCAAACTTACTTCTTATTTGATTCATAAGTTCATCAACATTTGTTCCTTGTTCTTTCCCAAGGTTCCTTGCCAACTGCTCTATTCCTTTCACGTCTCCTTTTTGAGCCATATCAAGAGCATTCTTGGCCATTGGGTTGTTCATTACTTGATTATTCCCCATCATCTGTTTTAAAAACTGCTGAGGATTTCCGAAAAGGTTAATTGGGTTCATTCTCCGTCACCATCCTTTTTGACTGTAGACCGTGTTTTCGGCTTGCTGTTGCTCATAGAGTTTTCTAGTTCATCAAGCTTCCGTCCAAGCTCGTCAAATCTCTTCATAAACGCTTCTGTCGCATCGTCAGATAGCCCTATTTTCATCTCTGATTGAGCAGACGGTAAATTGTCTGTCTGCTGATTTTGAACAGGCCTAAAGACGATTGTCTGAATTGTTCCGTTGGCAGTCCATGACTTCAAATAGATTTCTGACAAGTCATTTTTTGGAAACAGCGCATAAGGAGCGTTCATTGGAACGTCACTTGCCTGTATCGTCTCTTGACTGTCAACAATGTGCCCGATCAACTGTGGCTGCTGAATCTGCTGTGGGGCCTGTTGCATCTGGTTGTAAACAGGTTGCTGTTGAGCTTGCATCTGTTGAACTGGTTGCTGATATGGAGTTCCGTACCTCTGCTGATTCTGTTGCAAGTACGGATTTCCAAAATATGGATTCTCGTACATGATAGCCCTCCTATCTTTCACACACATCCTCAAGTATCTCTTCTCTTGAAGCAAACGGTTTATCAGTGTAGAATCTTCTGTCAATCACATCTTCTACAACATGAACAACCGTTGACTGATATTCAAGTGGGATGCCATTGAGACGATCATCACTGAATATCTGAACAAGTATCGCATCTGAAAACATTTGACCGCCTCCTTATGGTTAAATTTTCGCATAAAAAAAGAGAAGCAAGTTTTCACTTTCTTCTCATATTTATGTCATATAGTGGCTCTATTTTATTTACTATTTTGCGTACACACTCTCGCTGTGTACCGTACACACTTTTTACACACTTTTGCTGTGTAAATTCGTGTAAATACGTGTAATTTTATAAAATTCAGTGTGTATGCCAAATTGCTTGAAACCCTTATAAACTCAGTGTTAGAACGGTGTTCCGTATAAATCGTACGGTGTCACCTGATATACGTAATAAGTTTACAAATTTTAGTACAAAATGCTCCAAAAATCCTTTATTTTAAGGCTTTTTTATGTTGACAAGTGTGTAACTTACACACCATTTACACACTTATGAAATTTTTTGTTTAAAATCCACGATATTATTTGGCGTATTATCTACCAGTTTTTCAATATCATTAAAAGACTTTTCTTTCGTAACATGAGTATATAAATCAAGAGTCATTTTAACACTTGCATGACCTAAATATGATTGAACAACTTTAGGATCGATTTCGTGTTCAAAACATCGAGTGGCAAACGTATGCCTAAATGTATGTCCACTAAAATTTTTGAACAAATCATTGTTAGGTCGCAACAAATTTATTTCTCTTATAACTGCATGTATAGCATCTGCATATATCACTGAATTTATCGGAGTATTGTACTTTGTAGTGAACAAAAAATCATTCTGTTCTTTTGGCCTTTTGCTTGATACTATCGCTTTTTGTTGAATCTGTCTTTCGAGATATATTTTACAAACGCTGTTTATCGGAACTTTCCTATAACTCTGCTTTGTTTTTGGTTCTTCTAGGTGAAAAGTCTTTCTGGTATCTGTAAGATACTTTTGGTACACTAACGTTTTGTTTACATCAATGGACCCGTTTTCAAAATCGATATCTGATTCTGTCAACGCAAAAAGCTCTCCCGGTCTCATTCCGGTGTTTACTGCAACATTAAACATATTATCATAAAATGTATTTTTGCAATATTCAAAGAAAATGTTCTGTTCTTCAAGAGTAAGAGATTTGGCTTTAGATTCCTTCTTGTCTATAACTTTGGATCCTAAAACCGGGTTTTTTAAAATCAAATTATCTTCAAGAGCTCTAGCCATCATATCTGATAATATGACTTTGATTTTATTTTGCCTTTCATACCCATATCCATTTGTATGAGCCAATGTTATTATTCTTTGAATATCTGATTTAACCAAAGAATTTATGTTGCGATTTCCTATAAAAGGTGATATATTCTTATTGTATATGTGAGTGTATTCTCTAAGAGTATTAGGGCGTACACTTTTTTCTTTATATATCTTTATCCATTGATTAAACCAATTATCCAATTTTATGGTTTCTCTTACGCTTAAAAATGTTTCATTTTCTGCAATTTTAACAGCAAGATTTTTTCTCAACTCAGATAACTTTTTTGAATATATTGTCTTTGAATTGCCGAATCTATCTTTATATCTTCCTTGATAGGTTCCGTTTTTTCTTTGAGTTATCCCAACTCCTAGTTCTTTTCCTTTTAAATCCTTTCCCATTATTTTTTTGCTCCTTCCATTTACAAAAGAGCCACTATACAGCTACATATTACTATATAAAGGCTCATATTTCAATGTTAGACTTCAATTGTTTTTTCAATATACTTCTCAAATTCTTTTCTTTTAACTAATCTTTTACCTTTTCCAACGCAAAAAAGGAACGGGCATCCTGGTTCGTTTAGCATGGAACTTATCTTGTTAATACCAATGTTGCTATACTGCGAAGCTTCTTCCACTGTGAGCGTTACCTTTTCCCATACAGGAATACTATTATCTTTCAATTTTACTACCTCCATCACTTTGGACATTATACTTTTTACTCGTCTGTTTACAGTTGATTCTGAAACAGAAAGTTTTTCCGAAATTTCAATTATGCTTTTTCCTTTTGATAACATAATAAAAATTCTCAATTCTTCATCGGTAAAGTTACATTCTTTTATGTAATAATTTATCTCGCTTTTTACACATTTACATAACTTCATACGCGATTCCCTCTTTCAAGGGAGTGGCTAAACCACTATGTCCCGGCTCAAATCCACTCCCATACGTTCTATTCATTCATGTGGCAACTCGCTTAAATACTCCCCTTGTTTCTTCACAAGGTTAGCTGCTTCATATGGTTTAGTTCTGAAACGTCTAACAGCTTTTACGCTAGGTGCACTACTCGCAAGATTTCCGTGTTTAATATCTCCACGGAACTTCATTGATTTTGATTCTTTATTCATCTTCGTTTACCTCTTCTTTCAACCATTGTTCAAATCCAGTATGTCCCTTGTCGCACATATCTTGTACAAGACATTCAGCGCAGACTCCGGCAATCTTGCAGAGTTCTCTTGACAGCTCCATGTCGGACATTGATCGGATTTTATCTCTGTTTGTCATAATAATCGCTCCTCTTCTAGCAGTTCAGGATTGTCAAATATGTTGCCTACAACACGAGCATTGCACAAATATGCCCAGTATGCTAAATCGTGTCTGAGAAATTCTGAACCTTTCGTATTCCATTTAATTATAAATGCACCTTCTTCATACTTAATCACTCCATAATAGTATCCGCATTGCACAATATCATTTTCCCAAAATTCTTCGCCTAATTCATTTGTTAATCCGGCATACTGGCAAATGGTATCTTCATCAATCAGAAATTCACCCTCAAGGCTTTTATCATAGATATAATTCTCGTCACTAAGATAGCCATGCACCCATGTTCCATTAAGATGCTCGTTACTATCCATTGCATGAATATGTTTCGCTCTGAAAAGTATTTCTCTATTCATACTCTTCCACCTCGTTTTACAATTTCGATAGCGCACGACATTCCTCTTGCATACCCTTTTGTTTCATCAAATTGCAACATATTTTCTGTTGTACATCTACGCTTTTCTTCATCAGCAAGTTCTAACTCTTTATTTAGTTCTTCAATGACTTTCTCCACATCAAACGCTGTTTTGTAATTCCTTAATGTTCGGATTTCAACTCTACAGTTAGTTCTGTTATTTTTGAATTTTTGCATCTATATCATATAGTGTGCTTTCTTCAAATTTTCTCGCTTGCCATCTCACTATTGCTTTTGTCAATTTCATTATCTCTTCTTCAATTCTTGCGATTTCTGCATCTACATCAATTAGTCTGCTCATAATCATTCTCCTTTGTACGGCTTCGGTAGTGGCATCCAGGCAACAATTGATTTTGTCGTATGTTCATAGATTCCTTGAAAGTTTCCATTTTCCCAATATCTCATTTCTGTTACTATTCCGCTGTAAAAACATACAATTACATCCGTGTTATCCTCCGGCAACCTCTCGCTGCATGGAATCCACTTCTGACTTTGCAGCGCAATAGCAATTTTCGCAAGTTCGATAGCGTCAAGCCATTCTCCACATTTTTCTTTTTCCTCAAACTCAGCTAACTTCTCCATAGCTTCTGACAGCTTGTTCTTGTCCTTAATCACTGCTTTCCCACAGTGGTATGTTGTTAATCTCTCTTTCATTCCCTCACCTCTTCCAGCAAGCCATTCACAACCAGTTCGCACTCAATCTCGGTTGCTGTCCGCTTGTCACTGAATTTACAGTTTGGATTCTTGTGGATTCGTGCATCCTTTATCGGCCACTCAGTTTCAGTAAAATGCTTACTGTCCACAAACATCACTCTGTGTCCGTTCTTCACGCAGAGATAGTAACTCTCTGCGCTTTTCGGAAGTCCTCGGCAAGGCTTGAATCCGAATCTCACAAACTCACTTGCCTTTACTACTGGTTTTAGTCTCATTTCTGTTCCCTCTCTAATACTTGAATTCGCACTTAATCTGTCTAGCTGAAACGATCATATTCACGAAATCAGCTGCATGGTTAATCTCGATATTTGCTGGCATTCCACAGGCATCAAACATATTAATTACATAACAATCGTCCATTAATTCCAGCACATCAGCAAAATTGTTATCCTCATCTGGGAAACCGTCCAAAATATCTCTGATTTCATCTTCGATGTTTGACAGTAATGAAATCATCGGAACATTGACTGTCCTCTGAGGAATTACAAGTCTTCTGGTTGCATCTCCACAAGTCAGAAGTAGCTCATATTCGCACTCGTAATATCCTTCTGTCAGATAAGCATTTTCCGGGAATTCATCCGTCACTGTCGGTCTATTCTTGCTGCTCTCCTGGATATCATACGGAACATAATAGTCAATCACATTCTTATCTTCTATCGTTTCTAGACTAAAGACGGTATGCTCTTTTTCTAACAATGTGACGTT